TCTCATCAGCCGGATGTCATTCGCCCAGGCGGGCCAGTTAGGTTGCTGAGCTGTCGGGGCGATGCTCTGCACCTTCCCGAAAATCCACTCTGCGGCTTTGAGGTCATCGGCTGTTCCCCACTTGTCGCCTTTCGGTGAGTGGACAGCAGCTTCAGGACGAACAGCAGGAAGTGTCTTCTGGTGGGTGTCGGAGGATTCGCCAGAATTCTCAGACGTAGATTTAGTTTCTTTTCTGTCTTTTGTAATAGTGTCTTTTGTGTGTCCCTGTTTTGGTGACAACGCTGTCACCGTTTTGGTGACACTTTTTGTCACTGATTTGGTGACACTGACACCATCATGGTGACACTCGGGAATTTGCCATTCGGTGAGGTTCTTATTTGGCCCGATTAACATGCCTTCCCGAACCAGAACACCCATCTGAATTAGCTCGTTTTTAGCCTTGTTCACTTTCTGCCTTGGCAGCTTAGTGAGCTGGCTAATCTGGCTGTCAGCAATGCGATCCATCTTTTTGTTGAAACCGTATGTTTTCCGGCAAACAGCGTGCGCAACCTTTGCCTGATTCCTTGTCAGGTTGGCGCCTATCAGCTCTTCGTACAGCTCGTTTGCCAGACGCGTATAACCGTCATCTGTGTCTGCCACACGTTGCTCCACGGCCTTCAGTTCGGGCCTTATTGGGGAAACATTTTTATAGGCGAGGCTCATCATCACCCCCACCTATCGTTATGCCAGCCCGGTAATCGGCGAGAATGCGGTTGATTTCTGAATCGGTACCTTCTGTCAGGCGAAGCGTACCGAAACCATCCTCATGAAGGTAATACGCGCCACAAAGCAGCTCTGCCAGACGGCGTGCCTTGGCAGCACTGAACTGCGGGATAGCAGCAGAGCGTGTCAGCTTCGTTTTACCAGCTGCTTTAGCCTTCTCCATCTGCACCTGCGCCACGGCTTCCGCTTTCGGGCCATGCTCACGTGAGAGCGCCACAGCCGTTGTCGGTGCCACCTCGCCAGCCCTGACCATTGCTATCAGGCCGTCGCCGCATTCCATCAGCTGAAGGTGCTGATCGACATCAGCCGCTGAGCGCTTTACCTTTTTGGCAATTTCAGCAGGCGTCCAGCCCTGATTGAGCAGGCGCTGATAAGCTGCTGCGCGCTCCAGAGGGGACAGCGCCTTCCCCTGTGAACTGGTGACCATAAACGCGATACGATCAGCTTCAGAACCGGCAAAGTCTTTGCACTCCAGACGCGGAATTCCGTGGCCTTCATCTGACGCCATTTTCGCGCCGTAGTAACGATGGTGGCCGTCGATAATTTTGATGCCCTGCTCTGTGACCTGAACAGCCAGCGGCGGGACAAATTCACCGGCAATGAACGCATCGCGAAATTCAGCGACGTGCTCCTGATCGATTTCACGAACGTTATAACCCGGCTCGACGTAAAGCTCTGCCAGTGGTACCAGGAACGTTTTCTTGACCGTTGTAGCGGTGCCGTTTTTCTCTTTAGCCTTGTAAAGCGATAATAAAGAACTCATAATTACTCCTGTGATTTGATCCAGTCATTTCGCATCAGGCGTCGAAACTGTTCCCGCAGTTCGGCGCTTTTTCTTTGGTGAGTAACTGCTCAATACGTAGCAGGCTTTTCGCCACTTCTGACTCCGGCGACACCACTTCCAGATAGGCCATTGCCAGACTCATCATCTGGAAGAAGCTGTACTTCTGCATTCCTGACGGTCGCTTCATGCGACTCACTGCTGCCTCGTTAAGTCCAAGCACTTCCGCCAGTTGTCCCTGTCCACGTTCAGCCAGTTTGTTCAGTAACTGACTTTCGATCTCTCTCGCTTTTTTGCGATAGCTTGCAATTTCCATGATTTAAAATTCCTGTCGTTGAATAAGTTGCGTGACATTGCGGTGAACAAGTCACTTGAGTTTTGAAGTGTCCGCGTTGTCGGCGGCTTAGATTGTGTAAAGAGCGGTGGAAATCAGGCGGCGGTATTGACGCCATTTCCGTATTGCAGCCAAACAGGGTCACATTGCAGAGCAATAGCAATTTCGAAGATTTTCCGGGGGCGCTTGGTGATACCAGCCTCAATCTGTTGGATTGACTGCTGTTTCACTCCAGCCTTAAGCGCCAATTCTGTCTGGGTCATCTTCAGTTCTGCACGTTTCTGCTTGAGGCGCTGTGAGATAGTTTGCATATGGCCTCCTTGACAAAATTTCTTGTATTCTAAATACAAATTAGTTTGTTTGTCAATTACAGCTTTTCTTGTGAACATCTCTTTTTTGATGAGGTGTTAAATGACAATTGCGGCAAGAGTGCTTTCAAAAAGGACTGAGCTGGGCTTAACTCAGACAGAGCTTGCGGAGAAGGCTGGCACAACGCAGCAAGCGATTGTTCAGCTTGAGAGTGGAAAGACTAAGAGGCCGAGATATTTGCCGGAACTAGCCAAGGCGCTTAAATGCGATATTCAATGGCTCCTGGATGGCACGGGTTCGGCGCTGGACAGCAATGTAAGCCACCCTGCTCCATACAAACACACAGCTCGCTACCCGGTATTAAGTAAAGTTCAGGCCGGCGCATGGGCTGAGGCCTGTGAACCCTATACGATAAAGGATGTCGATATGTGGCTTGAATCTGACGCACATACACAGGGAGAGGCCTTCTGGTTGCAGGTGGAAGGTGACTCGATGACAGCCCCGATCGGACTGAGTATTCCGGCTGGTACGTTCGTTCTATTTGATACAGGCCGGGAAGCAATAAACGGTAGCCTGGTTGTCGCAAAGTTGACGGACGACAATGAGGCCACATTCAAGAAGCTCATCATTGATGGCAGCCAGAAGTACCTGAAGGGTTTGAACCCTCAGTGGCCAATGATTCCGGTTAATGGAAATTGCAAAGTATTGGGCGTAGCGATTGAGACTAAGATGCGCTTAGTTTAAAGCAAAGTTACAGTGAGAGAATTTTCTCTTATACCACTACAGGAGTAGTTATGGACGACGCAGATTTAGCGCAGGAACGTGAAGAAGCAGCGATTACAGAAGCTTTGTCAGCCCGCCAGCCAGGACTCAAAAGCCCTAATGGCATGTGCATCTGGTGTAAGGATGAGCCAGTGGTACCCAACACAGCTTTCTGCTCGGCCGATTGCGGTGAGGACTACTTCAAGCATAAGCGTGAGATGAAACAGCGCATCAATGGTGAGTAGTGGCAGGAAGAGACGTTCGGCTACTAATCTTCTGAGCCTGCCGCCAAGCCGGTTTTTTGCTACTGTAATCTACCTACCCTTCCGATAGCCCGCCACTGAGCGGGCTTTTTTATGCCGGCTGTTTATACAACCCGCAGCAAAAGAAAGTTCAGCATTACTCATTTTCATGAACACTCCGAAAAAAGGCGTTTAGTGCTTTTTAAATCAAGCAATGTGTATAGGGGCCGATATCCTAGTCTCCTGATGCTGCATGCTTAGGAATAATAAAAAGACCACACACTGCAAGCCTTAGCCCGCTTCCCTACGGACTGCGGGCTTTTTTGTGCCAGCAAAACGCCGAAAAAAAATAAACCCTTTAAAAACAATACTGTTTGTATTTTACGCCCATAAATACAATATTTATTGTTTACACTATACAAACTTTATTGTAATTTTATCCCATCAGCAGGACGCACTACTCACCAGGACGGTGATGCTCTTTAACAACATTGCAGCGCTGACAAAGCGCAAATCAACCAAACGAGATGGGTTTGGGATTGGATGAATGCGCAGGCTGATGCGCAGTGGGACGTGGCTGACTCACAGGGATGGCTCAAGCGAATAAGCAAGCTCGACGCCGCCGAACAAGCGCCTTATGCCGGAAATCAGCACCGGCTATCCAATCACCAAAACCATTTCAGGAGGCAACCATGACAGCTATCACTTACGGAACATCCGTTAAAGAGAGCGCTAAAACACGCCGACATGCTCGTCGTCGTGCGGTGGCAATGGATCGTGAACGCATCGAGTCAATCATCGATACGGCTTTCGGAATTGAGCCAGAGGTTGAGGCAATCGAAGTTAAGCGCATCAGCCGCATCGAGAAAGCAGTTACCGCTCCCTCTCTGCGGGATAAGCATGAGAGCGGCGCACTGTGTTTACCAGATGTCGCCCTGTATCAGGCAGGGTTCCGTAACGTTCGCAAAGACGCGACGCATATTGTTAAGTAATTAATGTCCCTGTGAAGCACTACTGAGGCTGCCCATTGGCAGCCTTTTTGATAGCAGTCATGAAAGGTCTATTTTTTTCAGTCCTCGCCATGCTCTGCCTGCGGATTTGGTGACCATCACCCCCGGAGCAGGAATGAATTCCGAGACTATCTTATATGCGATATCAAGGACTTCCTTACAGGAAAAATATCCTGCAAAGGTAAATTCATCACGGGGCAGTCGAAGTTGTGCTCCTGCCTCATCACGAATGCTGTGCTTGAAACCATTTTCATTCATTCGGTCGCGCAGGCGTCGGTAGTCTTCTGCCGCTTCCTCAGCCAGACCCCGCAATTCAACTGAAATATTAAAATTCACCATTTGGGCCACCTCAACCAGTTTAAGTTTACTTAACTATGGCACCCTTGCTTACTTATTGCACAAAAAATCATTGGATCAACCATGCTGATAATTGGTGGCTTTTTTAATGTCCAAAAAAGGGGAGCAGTTGAAATTGCAAAAGCGGCATATCACAGAAGGAGCTTACAGTTTACTAGAGGTACGGGCGGCAGGATTTGAACCCGCATCAGCAGCCAGATGGCTGTAGTAATTCCGTTATACCACGCCCGTTGTCATATAAAACTTAATCAACTTTTTTAGTAATCAGAACGAGATAGGGATGGAGGGACATGACCGTCAAAGGACTTCCACAACGAGCACAAACCGCGCCATGGATTGATTTTCTGTTTTTACTATTAGTTGTGAAAATGAACTTCCTCCCTCCGCACTCAAGGCATATGAATTTTATACGGCACATGGTGCCTCCTGCTTAAGCAGTACTTAAGCATTACCAAAAATTCAGCCTGACAGGTTGAGGGGTTATCACAAAGCTTTATATTTAACTTGTGCCAAATTAAGGCCAAAAATCACGTAAAAATCAAAAAAGCATCAAGTTTTAAACACTATTCTGCGTAAATTCCCATTCCGTTTCGCCCGCCATTGTGCGGGTTTTTTTTCGTCCACTGAAGGAGAGAGCAATGAGTAAAGCTATGGATTTAGCAGTGCTTGAGGTGAAGCCTGAACAGGCTCCTGCGCTGTATGTGGAAAACGGTCTGGAGAAGTTTCTCGATCAGATTCGTCAGCAGGTAAACGAAGTGCCGAATCTGAGCACTGCTAAAGGTCGTGCTCGCGTTGCTTCTCTGGCAGCACGGGTTTCCCGCAGCAAGACGGCTATTGAAAAGCCGGGCCGCGAGTTCCTGAAGCGTCTGAAAGAACAGCCAAAGATTGTCGAGACAGAGTTGCGCCGGTTCATCATTGAGTGCGACACGCTGCGTGATGAAGTCCGCCGGCCTCTTACGGAGTGGGAGCAGGAACAGGAACGGATTGCCGCAGAGCAGGCCGCTGAGGCAGAGCGTCAGCGCATCGAAGCCGAACAGGCAGCAGCAGCGGAAGCGCTTAAAAAACAGCTTGAAACTGACCATGAATTAGCTCTGTTGCTCAACGATAAGTTTGACCGTGAGGCAGCAGAGGCCAGAGCCGAAGCAGAACGTCAGCGCATTGCGCGTGAAGAAGAGCTGAAGCGTCAGGCGGCAGAGCAAGCCCGCCGTGAAGTAGAAGAAGCAGCACAGCGTGAGCGCGACGCCGCGGCTCAACGTGAAGCCGCTCTCAAGGCTCAGGCAGAACAGGCAGAGCGCGATCGGATTGCAGCGCAGGAGCGCGCAGAACGCGAAGCAAAGGAAGCCGCTGATAAAGCAGAGGGCCAGCGTATCGAAGCGCAGCAACGCGCCGAGCGTGAAAAGCAGGAAGCTATCGAGGCTGAGCGTCGCAAGGCAGCAGAGGCAGAATCGGCACGCCTGGCTGAAGAGAAACGTATCGCCGATGAAGCGGCCGCCCGCGCTGCCGACGTCGCACATCGCACATCGCAAAGCAGTAAACAACAAAGCGCTGGCCGACTTAGTCGCTGCCGGTCTCACCGAAGAGTCAGCGATCGTTGCCATCAGAGCGATTGCTAAAGGCGAAGTTACCGCCATCCATATCACTTACTAATCCTACCGAAGGAACCACCCATGCAGACTTACGCCGTCGCTGGGGCTACCCACATGGGTGGCTTCAGCTTTAACACGTCACAACTCGACCGAATCACACGCCGCCTTCGCACTGGCTGGCGCACCCTTCTCAACTTACTGGAGAGCCAGCCATGAAGATCAGCTATTTCAAACGAGCACAGCAGCTTTGCCGTGAAGCGCAGCTGTACAGCGATAAGGCGAAGTGGGCCATGGCTATGCAACTGTTGCGGAGAGCTTGCCAGTGAAAATCAAAATCGAGTGCGGCGAGATGTCCACACGCGCTGCTTACCGTCCCGGAATGATGGTTATCGAAGCAGATGAAGTGCAGTTGATGGACTTTAACAGCAAAGAGTTGCTCGGCCAGATGGACGTGAAAGACGTCATGGAGTGGCTTAACGAGCAGGGTTTCACCATTCACGAGGCCGCAGCATGAAAAGCGACGATGAGTTTTTTGTATCACTGATGAAGGCGGTCATTGCGCCCTATTTTGAGCAGCAGATGACAGACGAGCAAGCCGCACAGGAAGCGATTGCAGACCACCGCACGGAGCAGCAGGCAGCAATGATGGGGATCGGTTATGAGTGTTTATAAGGCAATCAGTGCGGTAGCCCGCGAGCTTTCTGAGCAAGGCATCAAGAAGGACAGCAAGAACCAGCAACAGGGTTTCATGTTTCGAGGCATTGACGCCGTATACAACGCTCTGGCGCCAGCGCTGGTTAAGCATGGTTTGCTCATCCTGCCCCGCATCACAGAGCGCGTTGTAACAGAGCGGGTCACCCAAAAAGGAGGCGTGCTGTTTTACGTCACGGTTAAGGCTGAGTTCGATTTTGTCGCCACGGAAGACGGTAGCGTTCACACGGTTACCACGTATGGCGAGGCTATGGACAGCGGCGACAAGGCGACCAACAAGGCGATGTCCATTGCCTATAAATACGCGGCATTTCAGGCGTTCTGTATCCCCACAGAAGAGACCGCTATCGACGCGGACGCTGAGGTTCACCATGTAGCTCCACAGCAGCAGGCCAAGCCAAAGCCAGCGCCTCAGGACGTGCTGAAGGCATTCACTGAGGCAGCAGGCAAGAAATCAACGCTGCCGGAGCTGCAGGAAGCATTCAAGAAAGCATGGACGATGCTGGAAGGCGTGCCGGAGCAGGCCACTGCTAAAGACATCTACGAAATTCGAAAATCAGAGCTACAGGAGCAACCAGCATAATGGCTATCAACACGATCACCATCTCAGGAAATGTCGGTAAGGATGCCGTCGTTCGGGTAACGCAGAATGGAAAGCATATCTCCACCTTCTCTCTGCCGGCCAAGTCAGGATTTGGCGAAAATGAAAAGACGTCCTGGCTGCAATGCAAGATGTTCGGCGCCATGGCTGAGAAGCTTTCACAGGGAGTCGTGAAAGGCGCAAAGGTCACGGTGACAGGCGAGTTTGTCATTGAGGAGTGGCAGCGCACTGATGGCACTCAGGCGCAGACGCCAACCATTCTGGTACGCGACATCGATTTGCCACCACGCGCGCAGGGAAACCTGTCACGGCAGCAATCCAGTGGTCAATCTACCGCACAGACTGAACAGTACGAAAGCGACATCCCATTCTGATCACCTAATCCCCGGAGCACCACATGCAG